ATCTGAGCGAGAAGCATGACGCAGCTCTCATCGAGCGGTTGTGTCTGGCGTTTGACCAGGTTGCTCGCATCGAGCAGTGGCTGGGTACTGACGTGACTCGTTGGTTCTATGAGACGGCGAATGGTCAGTTGGTGACACATCCGCTCATCAAGCAGAAGTCGGAACTGAACGCGCAGATTACGGCTTGGCTATCGTTGTTGGGGTTCACACCGTCTGACCGGGCTCGTCTCGGTCTCGCCGAGATAAGGGTTGCTAATGAGCTCGATCAGTTCCGTCGTCGCAACACCAAGGTGGTCGACGCCGAGGAAGTTCCAGGAGTCTGACGGTCAGCGTGTCGCGGATTTCGCGTCGACGTTCATGCATGTATCCAAAGGGATTCGGGCGGGTCAGTCGTTTGAGTTGACTGCGTGGCAGCGGCAGTTGATTGAGTCGCTGTATGAGCGCAGGCCCGATGGTCTGCTTCGATACCGTCGCAGCCTCATTGGTCTTGGCCGCAAGAACGGCAAGTCGTTGTTGGGTTCGCTGATTGCGCTCTACGGTCTGATCGAGGGCGAGCACGGTGCGGAGGTCTACAGTGCGGCTGGTGACCGACGCCAGGCGCGTGTGGTGTTTGATGAGGCGAAGTGGCAGGTGCAGCAGTCTCCTGCGTTGAGCGGAATCTGCAAGGTGTATCGGGACGCGATTGAGGTGCCGTCGACGCACAGCGTCTACAGGGTGCTGTCAAGTGATGCGAAACTCCAGCAAGGCTTGAACCCGAGCACTGTCATCTTTGACGAGCTGCACGTTCAGCCGAACTCGGAACTGTGGGATGCGTTGACGCTCGGTTCGGGTGCGAGGCGTGACCCGCAGATCGTGGCTATCACGACTGCTGGCTACGACCTCTCAAGCATCTGCGGCACGCTGTACGCCTACGGCCAGAAGGTGTGTCGCGGTGAGCTTGAGGATGAGCAGTTCGGGTTCTGGTGGTGGGAAGCGCCGGAGGGCTGCGACCTGAATGATCGTGATGCTTGGTTGCAGGCGAATCCGAATCTTGCTGAGGGTCTGCTCGACATGGAGGACATGGAGATTGCGGTGCGTCAGACGTCGGAAGTTTCTGTGCGTAGGTACAGATTTAATCAGTGGGTTCGCACGGCTGAGGATTCGTGGTTGCCGCAGGGCGCGTGGGAATTGTGCCGTGAACCTGAGTTGCAGCTTCAGCCTGGTGCGCCGACGTGGGTTGGTGTTGACATGGCGTTGAAGCGCGACACGACAGCGGTGGTTCTCGTTCAGCGTGTTGAGGGTCGGCTGGTTGCACGAGCGAAGATTTGGTTGCCCGAAGGTGGCGTGCTCGATGTGGCTGCGGTCGAGTCGTACCTGCGTGAGGTTGCGCAGCAGTACGACATTCAGGAGATTGCGTTCGACCCGGCGTTCTTCATGCGCACCGCCGAAGCGTTGGCCGAGGATGGATTTCCGATGGTTGAGTATCCGCAGTCGCCGCAACGCATGGTGCCTGCGTGCGGCAACCTCTACGAGTTGATCGTGAATCAGAAACTCGCGCACGACGGCAACCCAATCTTCTCCGACCAAGTCCTGTCTGCTGCGCAACGTGTCAAGGACAACGGGTGGACGTTGAGCAAAGGCAAGTCGAAACGCAAGATTGACGCAGTGATTGCATTGGCGATGGCAACGGATCGGGCCACGACGACACCGGTCGAAGCTCCGACGCCTGGGTTCTTCGTGGTGTGACTACGATTGTTCGTCTAACCTAGGAGGTCAGGATGGTCGTTGTCGTGCTAGAACTTCTCGGAATCTTGTCGCTGGTAGCGGCAGGCTTTCTCGTGTCACCGGCCCTCGGGGCGATGGTGTTCGGATTGGCGTGCATGGGTGCCGCGTTCGCCCTGTCTCGAAGCGTCAAGGATGACGACAAGTGATCTTCGACCGCCTCGTACCGTCACGCCAGCAGAAGGACGAAGAGCGAGCAATCTCGTTCCAGTCGCTGTTCGCGCTCGGCGACGGCTACACATTCACGACCAACTCGGGTGTCTACGTCACGCAGGAAGATTCACTCAAGATCGGTTCGGTGTATGCCTGCGTGCGTCTCATCGCCGACACGATTGCGTCGCTCCCGGTCGATTCGTACATCCGCCAAGAAGGCGTGCGCTTGCAGTACCGTCCACGCCCGGCGTGGCTTGACGCACCTGACATCGGTGTCACCAAGGACGACCACTTCCAGCAGGTGCTCGTTTCGTTGCTGTTGAACGGCAACAGCTTCACTCGCATCATCCGTGATGAGGACGGCGAAGTGCTCGCCCTGTCGGTACTCAACCCGCAATACACCGAAGTGCGACGCGACAACTATGGGCGACTCTTCTACGTCCACAACGACCGTGACCGCATCGAAGACGTCGACATGATCCACATCAAAGACTTGGTACTGCCCGGCGAGTTGCGCGGCAAGTCACGCATCGACCTGGTCAAAGAGAACCTCGGCCTGTCGCGTGCGCTCGAAGAGTTCGCTGCACGCTTCTTCGGACAAGGCTCATCAACGACCGGCATCATCCAGTTCCCCGGCAACCTCTCACGCGAACAAGCGAAGAACCTCGTCGACGCATTCGAGGACGGCCACAAAGGTCTGCGTCGTTCGCACCGCCCAGGCATCCTGTTCGGTGGCGCAACATTCCAGAAGACCGGTGTCGACCCGAACGAATCACAGTTCCTCGAGTCGCGCCAGTTCGCAGTCGAAGAAATCGCTCGCATCTTCCGTGTGCCGCCGTCGATGATTGGCGTGACGACGCCAGGTGCGATGTCGTATGCGTCCGTTGAAGCGAACCAACTCTCGTTCTTGCAACATTCGCTCGTTCCTTACCTCAGCAAGCTCGAGTCCGAATACAGCGTCTTACTAGCTGGTCGTGCGTTCATCCGTTTCACCACCGCAGGTCTTCTGCGTGGCGACATCGCCGCACGCAATGCCTCCTATGCGTCAGGTCTCGCCAACGGCTACCTGTCGGTCAACGACGTACGCCGCTACGAAGACATGTCACCCATCGAAGGTGGCGACACCTACCGCGTACCGCTCGCCAACATCGACATCACCGCAGCCAATCTCGCCGACCTTGACCGCAAGTCATTGATTGCACAACGACTCGTGCTTGCAGGATTCGACCCGGCTGGCGTTCTCGCAGCTCTCGACATGCCGAGCATCGAACACACTGGTCTGCCATCAACGCAATTGCAGCCATTGGCAAGCGTCAGCCCTGTCGACCCGAAGGCTGCATACGAAGTGAACTCGACACGCGAACTCAACCTCAACATGCCAGAGCAAGTCATCCACGTCGCACCGCCTTCGGTGCATGTCGACGCGCCGGTCGTCAACGTGCCAGAAACAGTCGTCAACGTCAACGTCCCCGAACAGCGCACCGTGGTGCGTCAGGTGGTGCGTGGCGAGGACGGACGCATCACTGAAATCGTGGAAAGGGTTGAAGGCTGATGGCAACGGGTATCTCTTCGTATTTGGCGAATGCATGGCTTGATGCGGTCGGCAACAACACTTCTTTCGCTGTGGCGACCGTGTATGTAAAACTGCACGTCGGTGACCCTGGCGCGAACGGCACATCAAATGCGGCAACCGAAACGACACGCAAAGCGGCGTCGTTCGCAGCCGCCTCGACGGGCTCGATCGCATCTGATGCCGCAATCACCTGGACGAACATCGCAGGCTCGCAAGACGCAACACACTTCACCGCCTGGGACAACATCTCAGCAGGCAACTTCCTCTTCTCGGGAACCATCACCGCGAACGCCTACACCGCAGGCGACACGTTCACGATCTCTTCGGGCGCACTCACGGTCTCACTGACGCTCGCCTCATAAGCGGGCGACATGGTCGCACGGTTCTACCTTGACCAGTCGCAGCTCGACGACGCCAATGTAGGGCTCGACGGTCCTTCACCAGCGTTCGTTCTCGATACATCGACGCTCGATCAGGGCGTCCTTGATGGCACGACGTTCACTACACCAGCCACCGCGGATGCACCGCTCGGCGGATTGTCGGCGTCGGCGACAGGTGCGGTCACACCGGTCATCACCGCAACGGCTGACGCGCCGCTCGGTGAGTTGCTGGCCGAAGTTTCTGAAGTCAACATCACCGTGTTGGCTGATGCCCAAGCGCAGCTTGGCGGACTTGATGCTTCTGCGTCTGGCACGGTCACTGCTGCGGCTTCGGCAGATGCCACGCTAGGCGGATTGTCGGCTTCCGCTGAGGCTGTCGTCAGCATCGTCGCAGAGGCGTCTGCGGGGCTCGGAGAAGCGACTTCTGCGGCGACTGGTGTCATCACCGTGGTCGCCTCAGCAGAAGGCATCCTGGGCGGTCTGATGGCATCCGCCGAAGGTATCGTCTCGGCGGACGCTGTCGGTGATGCCCCGCTCGGAGGACTCGATGCTGCGGCTACCGGGACGGTCATTCCGCCGACACCGCCAGAACCACCCGCACAGCAGACCGGTGGCAGACCGAATCCGTACCGCCAACCTCGACGCAAAAAGACCGAGACGCCAATCGTCGAAGAAACATTTGAGATTGTCGCCATTCCGACGAAGACGGTGCTCGCATACTGCACGCCGATTGTTGCGTCAATGAAAGCGAATGCGGAAGCGTCCGTCACTTTCGTCGCCGAAGACGACGACTTGCAAGTATTGTTGATGCTCTGAGGTAAAACATCATGGC